AGTCGCTGCACATAAGGGCGAACGTCTCGCAACGCTCGCAGTACATACCGAACTCGTCGTTCTGGTCGTAGCCTTCCGAGAAGATCTGCATCGAGGCGCAGCTATTGCAGTAGTGCTTCTTCATTGTCGTCTCCTGTGTTGTTATGTGTGTATCGTAACGTCGGTTAAGAGAAAGTCAACAGCCCTAGAGGGGCGGCTTATGCCGCCGCCTCAGCGCGTAAGGCTTCGATTCTGTCCCACAGATCAAAAGCCTGGACGATGGTGGCGGCAAGTTGGCGAGCGTCTGACGATCTGCTGCAATCCATGATCCATTGAAGTTTGACGGCTGCATCGTCTAGGACGTCATCACTACCGCCCCATGTCTTTGCGCGACCGATAAGGAAAATGGATTCGTTGATTGCTTTGATCTCGTGGTTCATTCTTGCTTCTCCTGTTCGGGCTGCACCGTGCCGCCCATGTGTGTACGTTAACACAGGTTAAGCACTAGTCAACACCCTTCCATAAAAAATACCTACCTCCGTTGCTATGCATTCTGCCGGTGTATCAATTCCAAGTAACTGTGGTTAACATACGCAGATGGACATCAACGATGCACTCGCTACGTTCGGTAGCAAAGCGGATCTGGCTCGAGCGTTCGGCGTCTCGCAGCCAGCGGTATCACGATGGGTACGCAAAGGCGTATTGCCTGAGAAGCAAGTCATGCGGCTACAGCTTGGCCTTGTGACTGCGCCTAAGCCCGTAGACGCTCGCATACGCAGGAAGCAGCTCCAAGTCGAGGCCGCGCGCAAGTGGGCCGAGAAAGGCTGAGAATGCCTATAAACGACAAACCCCCTCGCGGGGGCTTGACGGCTGACACGGGGTCAACTATTTTCTCACCGGGGCAGATGAGTAGGCATAGGGTAGTGCGGTGTGCTACTCATGTCAAACACTCTCTGTCCCTCGGCTGTTCTGGTCGGGGAAACTACGCGCAGAACCAGCTTAAATTCAGACCGGGGCGGTGGGCCTCTGAACGCGCGGCGTGTCGTCGGGAAGCGCGAACCACAGCAGAGCAATCTGTGAAAAGTAGCCGACAGCGGATGGCTCCGTCAGTCATCAATTCCGCACGATCCAGCCGTAGGCGCATTCCGTCTACGCTCCGTGCGGATTCACCATCAGTCATCTGGTCTAAATCAATAACTACAGGAGAAAGTCATGGGTGATGAGTTCATGTATACGCCTAGCGTATATACACAGAAACCTGAGAAGAAAACTGAAGATCGTAGTGACTATGCTGTTAAGAATTCAGCAGAGTACTGGGCTACAGCAGTTAGTGAAAACCCCCTCAATCGTTTACGACTACTCGATGCCAAGCTCGCTAGACCCGGTGTCGATGTGGAATCCATCAAGGCTCGAGCTGGTGAACTGATCCGAGAGATCGGTGCTGCCAAGGTTCTCGGTGATCCTGATTGCGTCGGCCTCGTGCGACAACTGTTTGGTCAGCGCGGTGTCGATCGTTTGAAAGAGAGGGCATCGGCATGAACGACGCTATCAATCCGCTGCACTACAAAGCTGGTGACATCGAGTGCATTGATGCCATCCAAGCACAACTCTCGCCTGCTGAATGGCGCGGCTACCTTCGCGGCCAGATCGCTAAATACAACTGGCGACTCGGCTTGAAAGATTCAATCGAGCAGGACGCAGCCAAGCTGCTGTGGTACGCATCCATGCTAGCTGGGAGAGACCCTCGTGTGTGAAGACGCATACCGTAGGCTCTGGGCTTCGGTTCTGTATCAAGCGATCGCTGACGCTAACCGCAAAGGCATCGCTCGAGCAGCCCTGTACTGGATCTATTCGCCGCGCGATGAAGCCGGAAGCTTGCGCTGGATCTGCGATATGCTCGATTACAACTACAACGAGGTGCAGCGTTTATGCATGACTCGAGCAGGACGATCAGAGATTTTACGGAGGGGTCGTGTTAGAGCTAACCCTACCCTGGCCGCCTTCGATTAACCATTACTGGCGCAACTATCGCGGCCGCACCGTGATCTCGAGCGAAGGCCGGCAATACAGGCTGGACGTATCCTATCGGATACTCGAGCAGGGAATCCCGCGGGATAACCTCTCTTGCAGGCTTGCGGTCAGCATTGATGCGTACCCACCAGACAAGAGACGGCGCGATCTCGACAACATCCAGAAGGCGCTGCTCGATGCGATCGTAGCCGCTGATGTCATCGAGGACGACAGCTTAATTGACGCGCTATCCATCACCCGGCACGAAGCCTGTGAGGATGGCAAAGTGATTGTGAGAATCAGACCTTATGCCGAAGCGATGTGAAGTTTGCGGGGTGGAATACACGCACCGCTGTTGGAACACGAAATATCACTCGATCATCATCGAGATAGAAAACAAGAACACCGTTCGAAAGCTCATTCAGAAACTAGGAGATGGCATCGATGAAGGAAGAAAATCTGCAAAGGCTCTGGGCCGAAGTAAGAAACCTAAATCAACAACTTGCAGCAGTTCACCGCGAAATATCCCGCGTCGAACTTGGTTTGCCGGAACCCTTCGACTTCGGTAAAGATTGGATACCGCCTTATCTGAGGGAAGGGTCATGTATACCGTTACGGACGACGATGTTACCGACGAAGAATTGAGCAACGTAGATACCATCGTGACGCTCGCAATCGCTTGGCATACCATGCGTGAATACGAACGGGTACTGAAACGGATCTCGAGATGGAACGACGATGGCCCCTCGATCTGGGCGCGCCGGGTGTTGAACGAATACGAACCGAGACTAGACTCGTGAGTGATGGAATCAAGCTGGCACCGTGTCCGAACTGCTTGAATCGCGGTTGGATTGACGACGGGTTCGGCGACTGGATCAGGTGCTCGATGTGCAACCCGCCGCCACCATCGGCGAAGGTGCTGGAGTTTGTTCGTGGCGCGAAGGTGCGTAAGCCGAAAGATCCGGTAGACGAGCCCCCCACCGCGGCATAGAATCTTGATATGAAACAAGGTCTTTACGCAAACATCCATGCCAAGCGCGAGCGCATCAAGGCCGGAAGCGGCGAGAAGATGCGTAAGCCCGGCAGCAAAGGCGCGCCGACAGCGAAGGCGTTTCGTGAGTCTGCGAAAACCGCGATGAGGTCAAAGTGATGGGCAAAGGCGCAGCAATGCTCGCAAAGCACCTCGAGATGATGGACGAGGGCGAGGACTACGAGGAAGGCGAGAGCGAGGACGAAGGCGAAGAAGCCGGCGAGATGGAGCTGAAGGTCAAATTCAAGACCGCGGCTGAACTGCGTTCGTTCCTGATGAAGGGCTTCGGTGGCAAAGTCAGCCCGGCTCGGTGACTCGGGTGACAATGAGCTCCCTCCAGTCAGGCGTGGTATCGCTGGCGAGATCCGTCTCGGCGCTGCTGCGTTCCGTCCGATCGCGGCTCGAGCGACTCGTCTCGCAGGCGCGCAAGCCGTTGCACCAGTCCGACTCGGAGGCCGCACCGAGGGCCGAATCCCGTTCTACCAAGACAAAGACACGCCGACAACGGAAACGAGGCTAGTCCCGTGAAAACTCCGGCATGGCAACGGGCTGAAGGCCAGAACAAGAAAGGTGGTCTCAACGAGGCTGGACGCCGGTCTGCTAAGGCCGAGGGCATGAACCTCAAGGCTCCGGTCAAGTCCGGCGACAACCCGCGGCGCGCTTCCTTCCTCGCTCGCATGGGCAACGCTCCCGGCCCGATGAAGGACGAGAAGGGACAACCGACACGATTGGCACTCGCCCTGCGCGCATGGGGTGCCAGCAGCAAGGAAGATGCTCGAGCGAAGGCCCGGGCGATTAGCGCGCGAAACAAGGCCAAGAAGGACTAGACCATGCCGCTCATCAAGAGTTCATCTGCAAAGGCTTTCCGCGAAAACATTCGCACCGAAATCAAGGCTGGCCGACCGACCAAGCAGGCTGTCGCGATCGCCTACGCTACGAAGCGATCGGCTGCTGCCAAGAAGGGCGCTGCAAAGCGTAAGGGCTGATGGCAGGGCCAAAGACTAGGACGAGTCGCGGAAGTGTCCAGCCGGTGCTTAAGGCTAATGCTTCGGTGCCTTGGGTTGATCGCGTACTCAATCCAGAGAAGTACCCGAAGCCTGTGGCAAACGCGATGGGCGAGATTGCTACGCACAAGATGGCTGCCGAGTATGGGCCAGGCGGGCCGAACGGGCCTGCCTATGTGTTCCCGACTGTAGTTCTTGAGGGTGGCAAGTACGTTGAGCTGCCGTTGAATCAAGCAATGGAGCGAGCTCTGCGCGTGGGTGATTACATCCAGACCAACAAGATCGAGGATGCCATTAAGATCACCGAGCGGTACAAGACCAAGAAGTTCACAGACTATTTGCGCGGCAAGTCTGCTGGCATGAAGGCGCTTACGGATGCCGGGCGGTAGACCTACCGATTACAGTCCAGAGCTGACGGCGCGGATCTGCGAGCGTCTAGCTATTGGCGAGTCCCTGCGATCAATCTGCAAGGACGACGAAATGCCTTCGATGGCAAGCATCTTCCTGTGGTTGGGAAAACACCCAGAGTTCTCTGAGCAATACACGCGCGCGCGGGAGGCACAAGCCGAAGCTCATGCCGATCGCATTGTGGAGATTGCCGACGACGATACGCTCGACCCGAACCACAAGCGCATCATGGTTGATGCTCGCAAGTGGGTTGCCAGCAAGCTCAAGCCCAAGCGATACGGCGACAAGCTGGATCTCGAGCACAAGGGCGAAGTCGGTTTGACGGTCGTCGTCAAGCGGTTCACGGATGTCGAAGATAATCCTTCCAGCTAACGACTGGGAGCCTCGCCACTATCAGGTGCCTGCATGGCGCGCGCTCGAGGGCGGCACCAAGCGCCTCGCTCTGGCATGGCATCGACGATCGGGTAAGGACGACATCAGCCTGCATTGGGCCGCGGTGTCCATGATGCGCCGGGTCGGCTCGGTCTGGCATATGCTCCCGCAGGCCAACCAGTCACGCAAAGCAATCTGGGACGCGGTGAATCCGCACACCGGCAGGCGTCGCATCGATGACGCATTCCCGCCAGAACTGCGCGAGAGCACTCGTGAGCAGGATATGTTTATCCGGTTCAAGAACGGCAGCACATGGCAAGTCGTCGGTTCGGACAACTACAACAGCCTCGTGGGCTCGCCTCCGGTGGGCGTGGTGTTCTCCGAGTACGCGATGGCAGATCCGAATGCGTGGGCTTTCCTGCGTCCGATCCTTGCTGAAAACGGCGGCTGGGCGATCTTCATCTCGACGCCCCGCGGCAGGAACCACTTCGCTCGACTGGTTGAGTACGCCAAGCAGGATGCCGATTGGTTCGGGCAAGTGCTTACGGTCGAGGACACGAAGTCGATCCCGATCGCGACCATCCAGCGTGAGCGCAAGGAGCTGCGCATGGAGCGCGGCGACAAGGAAGCCGAAGCAATCATCCGGCAGGAATACTATTGCGACTTCGACGCAGACATACCGGGCGCATACCTCTCGGAGCTGATCCGCAGCGCAGAAGCCAGCGGCAGGATCGGCGAGTTCCCGCACGTTATCGGCCAGCCTGTCGGCACTGCATGGGATATCGGTGTCGGCGACTCCACGGTCATCTGGTTCTACCAGCTCATCGGCCACAAGGTGCGCATTATCAACGTGCTTGAGGGCTCCGGCGT